TTTATATCTGCGTTAAGAATTGTTCCATCAAGAATCATTGTTGATGTAACGGTTCCAGTTCCTCCAGAACTGATCAATGTGCCATTTTCATTTGGCAAAAGAAGCGTTTTATCTGAAGTAGTTGGATCAACAACACCAAGAGTCGTTTCAAAATTATCTGCTGTTGAACCTTCAAAACTTAATGAACCAGTATTACTTCCTGAACTGTCAATAATAATTGGACCAGTAAATGTTGCACCACTAGTTGATACTTTTTCTGTCTCAAGTTCATTAACGGCCGCCTGTAAATTTGTCGCACTAATTTGTCCAAATGGTGTATAGGAAACATTACTTGCAATCTGGCCCTGTACGGTTGCTGATAAATCAATTTCCTGGTAAGAACTGGCTCCAGCACTAGTAACTCCCAATATATAATCAGGTGGATTTAATGCAGTTACAGGAGCAGGAGCACTAGGTGTTCCACCAACAGCAACAATGACAAATACACCATCCATTGAAGAAGATGGCGTTGGTAAATTACTATTAACAGATAAACCTTTTGACGCACCCGCAGCCGTTACGCTTGTCATTTTTGACTGCGAAGCATCGTATGTTCCACCAAAAATTAAACTTCCCTTCGTTAAAGTTGTTACTGGTTGATAAGCATTACCATCAAAAATATATAGATCTTCTAGTACTGAGTCAAAGAAAAATTGCCCTGTAAATTGTGAACTAGGAAATCCAGTTTGATCAACAGAACCAAATAAAACTGTTGAAGCATTTGCTAATTTATTTCCTGTTATTGCATTAGCTCCAACTCTTGCAATATCTAACGTTCCAGATGTAAGTAAAGCTGCACTATGATTAGGCAAATCACTATCTGCCAAGCTTGCTACGTTTGTAACTATTCCTTTTGAACTAACAGTAACTTTTACACCTGTTCCTGCTGTAACTCCAGAATCACTAACTGTAACTTGGCCACTATTATTAATTGATAAAGGACCACCAGTAGGGATTGAAACAGCACCTTTAGCACTTGCGGTAGCTGTAGGTAAATCAGAACTAGAAAGGCCACTGGCTGCTGTGATTTGTCCAAAATTATTAAATGTAATTCCACTAACTGTGCTTCCTGAAACTGTTGCTGCAATTGAAACTGCTCCAGCACCAGTAATTGATAAACCACCAGAAGAAGGAAAACTTGCTGCTCCTGCTGCACTAGCTGTAGCTGTTGGTAAATCGCTTGGTACTAAATCAACAATTCCAGAAATTAATCCTTGGGCTGTGTATGTAATTCCACTTTTAGTTGCTGCACCTCCTGACACAGCGTTTTGAATACCAATATTTCCACTAGCAACATTTAAACCACGATTAATATTTGAAGTATTTAACGCTGATGCAGGTATTGTCCCTGCTGTAATCTTCGTACCAGCAACACCAGCAATCTTTGCATCTGTAATCGCTGAATTAGCAACAGCATTAGTATCTACGCTGTTATCTGCAAGAGCATTTGAATCAACAGAATTTAGTCCAAGTTTTGCTGCTGTCACAGCATCGTCAGCTATTTTTGCTGTCGTGACTGCATTATCTGCAAGAGTTCCAGCTTGAATTGTTCCTGAAAGTTTTTCTGCTGTTACTGCTCCATTTTGAATCTTGTCACTTGTAACTGCATCATTAGCAAGCAAACTGGCTGTAATTTGTGCTGCTGCTATATTTCCTGTTTGGATCGTTGCACTAGCAATTTCTACATTTGTTACTGCATTTTGAGCTATTTCTCCTGTCCCTACCGCATTTGCAGCAATTTGAGATGCACCAACGGAATTCGCTGCTAACTGTGTACTTGTGATACTTGCACTTGTAATTTTTGCACCACCTATATCTCCATCAGAAAGATTTAACTTTGCAAAAGCAACTGTTGAATTAGCTAATTTATCTCCTGTAATACTCCCTGCTAACTGTGCATTTGTAATCGTTCCACTAAGAGAAGATGTTGGATAGTTTGTAGCGTCTGAAAGATTTAGGGCAGGAGTCGCATCTGTCGATCCAAGCGAAAGGTTTAATCCACCAAGACTGATACTTGAATTAGCAAGCTTGGCATTTGTTACCGCACTATCTTGTATTGCTGCTGTTGCTACTTGGTTCGTTCCTAATGTCCCAACCTTGGCTGCTGGTATATCTCCTGCATCAATTAACGCTACACCTGCTGCTATTAAATCTTTGACAGTTACTTTTTTTGTCTCTGATGCACTTAAATCTGCAACGGCTAATACGTCTGTTGATTGAACACCTGCTTCCGCTAAAGGTTGTAACTGCGAAATCTGAAGATCTGCCATGCCTAGACGCTAAAAACTATTACAAGCAGTTTAATCTGAATTGAGCAATATAGGACTTTGATTCTCTTGCAATATTTTATCTGCGTCCTCCTGTAATAAGAATCCAGGCGTTCCACCTGTTTTCAACTTGATGACTCCATTTGTTACAAACTCAATAGAAGTTTCTATCACTTCTGATGGAGTAACATTAATTGCAACATTTGTTACGATGCAATTACACTCATAAAATACATTTTTTTTACTATTTACGTTGTCTTTGTATAAATAAAAAGCACCATTAAAGTCTGATCCTTGCTGAGTTCTTAGCACTAATTGTGCAAGGTAAAATGGAAATTCTGGTTCAATATTTCTTTCATTTTGTTTATACCCATGTTCATAACGATGTTCAAAAAAAGCATTTAATGTTCCTTGCCCTGAAATTAATCCTGCTTCATATTGATTCCTAAACTGATCTCCTAAATTAGTTGTATCAACTTGATCTCTACTCGTTGTCATTTCAAAATCAGTTACATTTGCTAACTGCCTAAACCTTTCATTCCTTGTCTTTATCAATACG